ATAGCGTCACCTAGTTCCTCTTCACCAACTAGTGTAGATCAATCACAGACTTTTATCAATACTAGTAATCGTCAAACTACTATTTCTGGTGGTATTTCTCAATATACACAATCGCCAACAAGCTCCTATGCGTCTCGGTTTTCTGCGGCTTATACATAAAAAAAAGAGGGGACCGAAGTCCCCTCTGATATTTTATAGTTTATTTTAAAGAGATTAATCCTTTATCCTCAAGTGGACCATCTGCCATTTGCATACGTTTAAATAGATTGACAAATTCCTGAATACCAGGAATTTTTGCGATATGTTCTTTCTTCACATAGTATTGAAGTGACCGAGAGATTTTATACTTACCGTTTGCAATGTTTTCAAATGTAGGTTCGAAACCTTCAACAATTGAACCCTGGATAACATTAGAGTTTTGGTCCAAGAATGAGTATCCAAAAATGCCGTGAGAATTTGGATCTGATTGGAGCTTCTGAACAATTAGATTATCGTTCTCGCCTGCATCAACATACGCACCATCTTCACGGATGTGGTGAGCAATATTCTTAAACTTCTTCTTGTCCTTTTTACTAAGATCTTTTAGTTCTGAAATTTGTTTAGCTCCACCTTCCATAGCGAGCTCTAGAAAAGCGTCACGTGTACCAGATGTTGGAGGAGGACCAAATACCTTTATCTTTACATTAGGAAGAGATGGATCTACATCAGACCAATACACATATGGATTTGGTACTAACTTACCATCTACTGGAACCTTAGCGGCAAGAGCTAAAAAAATATGTTTCAATTGAAAATTATATTGAGTTGCTGATTTATCGTTAGCAATTACAATACCATCAAAACCAATCTCGTATTCGATTGGTGTTACACCATTCTTTGCACAAAGCTCTACTTCTGATTTCTTAATTTTGCGTGAAGAATTTGTGATGTCTGGGTGTTTTTCTCCGACTCCAGCGCAGAACAATTTGAATCCACCACCTGAACCAGTTGATTCTACAACAGGCGTTTTAAATCCGCTAGTCCTACCAAACTCTTCAGCAACTTTGGTGGAAAATGGAAATACTGTTGAAGAACCAACGATACGAATCTGGTCCCTTGCAGATGCAGATGTTACAATAAGTACCGATGTTAAGGCAGCGAGTGTTAATGTTTTAATCAAAATTTTGATCTCCTTTCGAACTTGTAATCGTATGTAATATTCATATTTAACAAAATTTTGTTACAGACGTGTTATCCTTTTATTAATCTTTTATTATATTTTATACAGACAAAAAAGAGGGGACCGAAGTCCCCTCTGATATTTTATCAATCCTCCTCTGCCAATTTCTTGAAGAATGATAGACTATCGTCATCTTCTTCATCATCATTACTCCAAGGAACACTATTTTCTTCCTTAGCTGCCGCAACACGAGGTTGAGGTGCTGGAGCAACTTCACTTAGTTCAGGACCACCATCAAGACCAAGAACACGATTGAGTCGAGTCTTTTGTTCTTCATATGACTTGAAATTAGATACATCAAGAAACTTAGATAGTGGATGTTGAGAGTTCCAAATCTCTTCAATCCTTGCATCATCGTCAGATACAGCAGAACTCTTATCAAACTCTGATAGGTCATAGTTCTGATAACCTTCATATCGACGAATCTTCAACTTGAAGTTAGCACCCTCCCAGAAATCGAAAGGATTCATTGGATCTTCATCTTCAAATTGAGGTTGCATTGCATTCTGCATCTTTTCGAAGATCTTTGCGCCATACCGATAAAGAAACACTTGACCCTCATTCTGAGGATTTGCCTTATCTGATACGACTAGAACATTGGAATAATAGTTTAATCGACGCTTCTGCTTACGAACAATATCCTTGTTGGACTCTACACCTGAGTTCCAAAGCATAGAGTTGTGTTCGCAAACTGGACACTTTTCGCCAATTGTGGTTCGACATTCGTCAATCCACCAACCACCAGGACCCTGGAATCCATGATTGTATACCTTGACCCATGGAAGTTCTTCACCAGGGGCTGCTGGTAGGAATCGAATGACTGAGTATCCGTTTCCTGCCTTGTCTACTTCAGGCTTCCAGATATTTTCGTTTGTGTTGAGTTCGTCTCGTGCCGTAATCTTTTCGGCTGCTGTTACTAGGTCACGAAGTGATGACTTACTTGACTTCTTGAGTGCGGCAAAAGATGTTGCTGCCATTTTTGATTCTCCTTAAAACTACTTAATACGACTTTATACGACTTAAACAAATATAGATTTTACGACATGACGATACTCCTTTGGATCAATTTCAATAAATGACGAATACTTTACTATCTTCTTATTATACTCGATCCAAATGAAATCGTCAACGTATTTATTGATCTTTTTCACGAATCCTAGCACTTTGTCTAGTATAATAAAAGACTCGATTGATATATCTTCAGAGATGAGGAGTTTCAGAATTATTGGATGTTGCCCATCATCACACTGAAACACCTCATCAAACTGAAGATCATTCCGATCCATATAATCACGAAGTTTACTCATATCTTCACGGAATGAATATTTAAGTGACTGGAACTTTCTCTTCCATTCGTTAAAGACTTGTTCAGCCTTGTCAGAAACAAGACCTCCACTCCAATTATTATCCTCCTTGATTAGATTTGAAACGAAGAATGGAACAAGTTCCTTCTTATGCCTCCTTTCTATCTTCTCGAAGAAAAACTTGTCTTTACGTCTTAAAAAAGATTCCTCCTTTACTCTCAGTTTACCATTATATTTAAAGTAATCATAATCAGTCGTAAAATGACTTCTCAGCGCAAGATAAGTTTTATACGCATTGAAACCAGGAAACGACATCACATGGGCAATCTGCATAATTTCTCTGTTAGTAAATTTAAATCACTAGCCTCTGATTCAATCTTCGCCTTGATAACTCTATTAATCATTTTAGCAACAGATTCAATCTCTACATTATTCTTTTCACAAAAATTGATAATTGCGTCAATATAAGATTCACCAGTTTCATACACAAAATCTTCAATTTCTTGATTGAACTTATTCTTATCAATCATTTCGAAATAATTCCTCCAGTATTCTTTCTTACAATATCTTCTGAGATTGATTCAGCGTAATAGATTTCTAGTACCTCAGCGTCTTCTACACATTCAAACCAATGATATTCACCCGGCTTCACTGTAGTGAAATTTCCTGGTCCTAGTTCTGTCTTATCTGTATGATCATAATCATTCTTACGTACAAAAATATTCATTTTACCGCTAATACAATAGAATCCGTTCCACTTGTGCTTATGTAAATGTTCTGAACATTTATAACCAGACTTTGTAATGATTCTGTGGACTTCAATCATGGGAGTCACTAAAAGAGGTTCTGTCTGACCCCAAACTTTACCATAAATCATTTTTTAACCACTCCATCAATTTCTAAAATTTGTTCTATTATTTTTGGAAAATCTTTTAATTTAATCATATTAGGACCATCACTCGGTGCATTATCAGGATCTGGATGGACTTCCATAAAGAGTCCTGCTATTGATACAGCGGTAGCTGCATAAGCAATAACAGAAGCAAAACGTCTATCACCCCCACTTGAACCTCCCTGACCTCCTGGATATTGTACGGCATGTGTGCAATCCATAATGACAGGTGCATATTCTTTCATCACTTCTAATGAACGCATATCAACAACGAGATTGTTATATCCAAATGTTGTACCTCGTTCAGTTAACATTACTTCATTATAACCAAAGGATTTTATCTTGTCAACTATATTTTTTGTTTCCCATGGAGATAAAAATTGTCCTTTTTTTACATTCACAGGTTTACCAGTTTCGGCAGCTGATTTTAGAAGATCAGTTTGCCTACAGAGAAATGCTGGTATTTGAAGAATGTCTGCATTAGTTACGGAACATTGCCAAGATTCATGTACATCTGTTAATGTAGGTATACCTCTATTTCTTATTGAATCAAATGCATAATACGCACCATCAAAGTCTCCTCTGTATGAAGAGGATGATGTTCTATTTGCTTTATCAAAACTCATTTTAAAACAAAAGTTGACAGATAAATCGTCACAAATCTCTTTTAGAGTCTCTGCGATTTCCACTGCCAACTCTTGATTTTCAAAAACGCACGGTCCAGCAATAATCGATAGTTTCTTATCGTTAGCGAGACTATTATAAAAATTATTCATAAAAAATATGCTTTCCTATTCTAATTAATACCTTTTTATTTTTGCTCCATTCGGGTACGACATAATCCGCATGATAAAATCTAGAACCTCTTGTGAAGTCTTCTACGTTAAAGTGTAGTAATGTATCTGCTATACTAATAGCTTTATACCAACTTTGTAAATCTTTTGGTGTATCTGATTTATTGTCACAATACCAAGAAAATTGACACTTATATTTTACTATTTTGTTGTTTATCTTTACTGCCTGATATACAACGTCGCAGATGTTATTAGGGAAATCTTTGTCTTTTACACGATTTAGAGTTACGAGACCAATAGCATATTGACCAATAATTTCTTCTCCTCTAGCTTCAAAGTATATGTTTTTAGCTAAACAGTTCAGACTATCTTTATCTACTTCGTGACTGTCTGCATTATCCGGCAATGTTGCCATAGATACAAAAATAAGAATTAAGTAGACAAAACAAAAAATGATAAACTTTGCGATTCCCTTTTCGGAGAATTTAAACAATGTTATATCCTTTAATTGTTATAAGTGATTGGGCCCGTTATATGACAGGGTGGAACCCATACCCCGTGACTACAAGTCGATTAAGCCGCTAGGCGGATATCCTCGAAGTGGTTGTCATTTGCAACATTAAAGTTAGCATTTATAGTTTTGGTCCGATACGCAGGTACCATGGCGTCTACCTCGATTTGATCTTTACTACGTTAGTCGATCCTAAAATTCGCCCCCATCATAAGCACATGACTTGACCCTTGCGAGGTCTTGTCCTATGCACAGGAAAGTAGGTGCATCTACTCTCATGTGCTTATGGTGGAGGCGACGGGTACTGCCCCCGTGTCCTAACCGTCTATTCTATCTCCTCTCAAACAGTAGATTTAATATTTATATTATCCATATCTAGACTCTTGACATAATCATACTCGTCTGCCAGTCGATCCAGATATTCTTCGTATTCCTTACGAATCTCAGGAAACCGAAACGCATCTTCGTACAACTCAACAAGTTCAAACATCACATTCACTCCCTGTTTCATCATTTTTATATAATACAACAGAAATGAATTAATGTCAACAGTCTATGTTAACTGCCCATTCTACGTATTCTACACCATGACTTACACTATCAATACAAGCCTTCTTAGTACCATTCTTCTCTGTAGATCTTCCATTCTGTAGATGCAACATCGAAGCCCTGTTTTGCATATTCAGATGCCTGCGATGTACAAGTTTGTGTTGTATGTGCTACTGCCTTTGCTGTTGCGGTGTCTGTTACGGTATCTGCCACATCATTTGCAGTATCTACAATATCGTCTCCTAGTTTAGTCCAACTGCTTTTCTTAAATGGATTCCAACCCATAGAACATTCTTTCTATATAAAAAAAGTGATGGCCGCGATTTTTCCACTCTTTGGTACTTCATCCGCCATCCCTGCCGTACCTCACATAAATGAGCCTCAGCAGCACGGTGTTATTTATATTTGGTGCGGGCGGCCGGACTCGAACCGGCAAGCGCTAGGCAATTGATTTTAAGTCAATCGAGTTTACCAATTTCTCCACGCCCGCTTAAACTTTTTTCTAAAGTTGTTTGTGTCTACCAATTCTACCACGGGCGCATTATTTGGCGATCTCGGCAGGACTCGAACCTGCAACCGTCCGCTTAGAAGGCGGGTGCTCTATCCAATTGAGCTACGAGACCAATTAACAATACCAACACAATTTCAAAATTGCGTATGCAAAGGGTAAAAATGATAACAAAACTAATGTTACCATATACCAATTAATCAAGGCAATACTCTCTTTACGACTACATGTCCCATCTCAAATGGTAGAGTTACCATATCATAAGCAATACCAATAGGTGTCAATGGTGTTACAGCACAAGCTGAAACCAAAAGACCAAGACTGATAACGATTACCTTTTTCATAGTTCCTCAATCACATAATTTTCCATTACTTCATTATATACAGACTTAGCAATGTCGTCAACTAAATTTTCATCACATTCAATATGGATAGTCTTACCGATTCTAACATTTTCAACGATATCGTAACCCATAGATCGTAAAGCATTTGCTACTGCATCGCCTTGCATATCTTTGATACCGGGACGAAGGGTAGTAGTGATTCTATATTTCTTTATCATGAATCCAATCCATGTTTAACCAGTCTGTTTCTTCTGGCATTATCTCAATCTTGTCGCCGTGCAGTTCTTTAAACTGATTCCAGATATGAGCATTATTCACACGTAGAGTATAATTCTCCTTGTGGCAACTATAACAACTACCGCTTGATCCATAGAAATTAAAACGGTCACCAGCATCCTCGACACGAGTAATGCCACTATTCATGCGCCAGCTATCGCCAGTGAGGTATCCACCACTCCACCCTGCGAGCACACGATAATGCGGGTCATCACCATTTATTTTAATAACAACCCAGTTGTCAGGATTATAATCAGTCATTTTCGCCACACTCATCTACTACCCACGCATAATTGGTTGTAATCCAGTCCTCTAGACAATCTTCAAACGACCAGTTTTTGTCCACTTCTTCTTTACCATACTTTTTACACATCTTCTCATACCACCAAGGATAGTATTCTTTTCTGATATCATCCTCTGATACTGTTACAATAGACGTTCCTTCTCCCGGTTCTACCAGTTCATCATAAGAAAAATATCTCATCCTCGCCTCACTCATCATCTCTTGGTAGTAATCTTTTCCAAAACAAATCGATAAACCACATATCGTACTTTTTACCAATACTGAACAATGATCTTTCGTGTTCTTCCCACTCAACTAGAAATATTGAAAAATGCCACTCTGATTCATATGAATGCCAATGAAAGATTACTGGCGCAAAATAACCATACTCTGGAAGTTTAATCTTCATCCTCGCCTCACCAGCCTGGAGCAGAGTAGTCTCTGTCCTTTTTATAAGATGCAAAACCGTCTAGTCCGTATGTTGGACAAACCATAATCTCCTCAGGTAAACCCATGCTATCCTTCTCACCTGCTACACCACAGATAAAGAACACACCAGTATTTTCAGCCATTGCATGTTTGAACATAGTCTCATACTTCTCAACCTTCTTGCGAAGGAGTAGTACTTCTTCATAATAATCTTCAGTCATTTTCTTTCGCCTCTTTCTTTTCTTGTTGAAGAAATGTGATGATCCTATATTTCTTTATCATTTAGTTTTTCTCTAACCCAGTTAATCTTATGGTCAGTGAACCGCCGTTAACTGTAATCATACTTGCCTCGGTGATTTGCCTGTGATTAAGTACATTTTCTTTATTATAGCACCAACATCTGCTTCTGTCAAGCGTCCTTTTACAGTATCGCCTTCTTCTGTAATGCCAGGCAACTCTACCATGTCAAATGCTACACCGTCTGCTGCTTTGAACAGTCCAATCTCGTAAAGTCCTTGCTCAGAACCAAATCCGTCGTTGATGATGCTGAGATGGTAATCGCCAAAGTCTAGCACAGCCTGCCGACCTTTTGCGCCACGCTCTTTTTGTATCATTTCAAAACTTGATAATTCTAATACGGCCATGTTGCCCTCAATGTGATGATCCTATATTTCTTTATCATTTAGTTTTTCTCTTCCTAACCAGTCTTGTCTTCTTCGCTCGCATGAAGAATTGCTCGTCCTTCTCCGGAATATCCGAAAGATCGAGATTCTCATCCGAGATTTCAGCATCTTTCTTCTCCACCATTTCACCGTTACGAACAACGTAGTGTTTAACTTCACACATACTTGACTTAATATAAGCACGACCTCCGTCGATCATATTGCCGTTCTCAAACCGTTTATAATCATGGCGATGTGCGCTGTAC